ATAAAAGATGAAATAGAAAAATGGAAAGGTAAATTAGAAGATATATCTAAACGAAGAGAAAAATCAAAAACTAAAGAAGAAGAAACTGTATTATGGTGTTTAGAGATTAGAACTGATGAAAGAATAAAAACATTACAAGAATTATTATAAATTACAAAATAAACAAATAACAGTAAAGTTTATATAAAAAATTAAGTGAAGTTCTCAAAAACAAGTACAAAATGTATTGAATTTGAAAAAGAAAGAGGAAAACATATGAAGATACCAAAAGTAGTAATAAAGAATAAACAAGAATATGAGTTTGTAAAAAGAAACAATGCAACAACGTTTCTATATAAAAATAAGAAATATGGATTCAAAGAAACATTTACATTGTATCAATTGGGAGTTATTAAAGAGGAAGTTAGTCCGGATAAGAAGAGCGTGCATCCAGAAAATGTAAAAATATAATTGTAGGAGGTACAAATGAAGCTTAGTAAAGAAGAATACAAAGAAGCAAAAGGTTGCTTAAAGAGATATAATTACAATCAAATTAAGTTGATGAATATAAGAGATGATATAATGAGTTTATGTGCTGTAGATGTAGATGGAATGCCCAAAGCTCCATACTCAACATCAGATAGAGTATTAGACAGTGTTATTAAGCTACAAGAAGATTTAAATATTAAGGAAGCATCAAAAGAAATAAAGATTGTGAATCAAGCAATAGAGCTAATCAGCAAGAATGCAAAATACATATTTAAACATCAATATCAACTAGGACAAGATAAGTGGGACATCATAAATGAAGGTATGTCAGAAGGAACATATAAGCGTAGACATAGCGAGCTTGTATATGCAGTACATAAAGAAATAAAAAAAGTGAGCCAAAAGTGAGACAAAAATGAGACTTTTTTGTCAAAAAAACGTGTTATAATTGTATCGTGGATAGATAGGTAAGACTATATAAACAGAAAAGGGCTAACAAAAAGTTGGCTCTTTCGACGTATTTCGACAACATTTGCAAAATAGATCATATATAATATTTCTGAGAAAGGGGGTGTTATATATGACATACGATATTACAACAGTTGAAAATGCAAAAAATACTTTAAAAAATATAAGAAAAAGATGGCCAAATACTAAATTAGAGGAAATTGACTATTCAGATTTTGACTTCGTTTTAGAACACATAACTAGCAATATGGACGAATGTAGAGATATAAAATTATATGGATTAAAGACGCTAAAAGAATTGATAGAAGAAAATAATAGCATTATAGATTTTGGCATTAAAGGAAGTACTAAGAGTCAAGAAGAGATAAAGAAATGTATTGAACATTGTAAGAAATATGATAATAAAATAAGTACCTTTTTTTCATATGAAGATGGGAAAATTCAATATAAAGATAATTTGACTAAGGAGCCAGAAATATTTAATTCAAGTAAATTTTCGTTAAGTTGTGCTGCAAGACAAGAGTGGGAGAAAAGATCAAAGGCTTTTAAAATAACTATTATTGCAAAATATAATGAAATAAATTTCTTAACTGGAGGAGAAAAGACTGTGAGCGAAAAATTGGCTGAAAATTTAGAATACAAGAGTAAAAACAAAAAGATAAATGAATTTACAGCAGAATTAAAAAACGGAATAGAGCCCAATAGATTGACTATAGAAGAAATAAAATGATAATGAAAGAGCTTATCAAAAGATAAGCTTTATTATTTTGCAAGAAAGAAGGTGAAATTATGGGAAGTAAAAAATTTATTGAGAAATGCAAAGAAATAGTAAAACAGTATGCAATAGAGCATTTAGATAAAAGCGATAATATACCTGAATTTGAAGTATTTGATGTTTGGTATTGTAAAACATTACAAAATCATAAAGCGTTGTTAAGTACAACATTGTTTGACGGTATGTATTACGAACTAACATATAACGGAGACAAAAAAGAATTATACTTTGACGCATATAAAAAATTTGAAAATAAATGTATCAAGTTAGAGGAGGAAAATTAAATGGATTTTGGTAAAGCAATACAATTATTAAAAGCAGGCCAAAGAGTACAAAGACAAGGGTGGAATGGTAAAAATCAATATATAGAATTAGCAAACAATATAAGTTATAAAAATGCTAATAATGAAATAGTGAATGTAGAGCATGATGCGATAGGAAATAAAGCAATAGCATTTGTTGGAACATCAGGTGTTCAATTAGGCTGGCTAGCAAGTCAAGCTGATATGTTGGCAGAAGATTGGAAAATAGTTGAAAATTAGTTATTAATGGATACTAGATAAATTAATATAAATAATTCCAAAATCCTTATTTATCCTTTGGTAATTCATATAAAATGTAAGGCGATTCTAGTTAAGCCTTAACCTTTTTGCATGTTAGAGGTATATAAATAGAAATGTGCATTGGAAAAAGAAGGATCTTTTGAAAAGCTTTGTATTACTATGTTAATACGAGGCTTTAGTTTTCTATAAAATAGTATAAAGTGATGTGCAGTTACATCATTTTCTAGTATTTTATAAAATAACGAAAGAGGTGTTGTTATGACTAATCAAGAAAGATATGAGAAATATGTAAAAGAAAATTGTAAGAACTGTAAAAACAAAGATAAAGATCTATGCGAGATAAGAATATCCGCCTTAAATGACGTAGTCATAACAAAGTGTGCGTACTATGAAAGAAAAGATTAATTATGCTAACTGTATGAAATATAAGTGTGAGCAGTGCAGGTATAACAAACAATGTGAGAAGGAAGAAAAAAGATATGAAATTCAAAATAAACAACAGGACTTGGAGTATAGAAGAAAAGCCACAAAGTGAAATTAAGAGCATTCAAAATCAAAGAAAAGCAAATGAAGAAGAAAATATAAAATCTTTAAGTACAAGATATTATGGAATTACATATTGTGATATCATGCAGATTTATATAGATAAGGATTTGCCTGAGGAAAGAAAAAAGTCTACTCTAATTCACGAACTAACACATTGTTATATAGATAATTATATAACTCACAGCGAGCAAGAATATTCTGAAGAAGATGTAGCAGATATAGTATCAAATTCTTATGATATTATTCACGAAATAGTAGATAAGTATTTTAAATAAATAGAAAGAGAGGTAATCTTATATGACAGATGCACAAAAAAGATTTTGTGATGAGTATTTAATAGACCTTAATGCAACAAGAGCATATAAGGTTGCTTATCCAAGATGTAAAAAAGATGAAACAGCTAATGCAGCATCAAGCAGAATGTTAAGAAATGTTAAGGTTCAAGAATACATATCAGAAAAGCAACAAGAGATAGAAGAACGAACAGAAGTAACGCAAGACATGGTAATAAAAGAGCTAGCCAACATAGCATTTTTTAATATAAAAAACATATATAACAACAATGGAACATTAAAAACTGTAAAAGATATTGATGAAGAAACAATTAGAGCAATATCAAGTGTAAAGGTATTACAAAAAGCAGGTGCAATGGAAATAAACATAAATATGGAAAGGCAAGATAATGAAGTACCTATTGAGCATATTCAAGAACAAACGATAGAATTTAAAACCAATGATAAGGTAAAAGCATTAGAACTATTAGGAAAACATCTAGGAATGTTTAATGACATAAATGTAAATATGAAAAATGCTGTACGAGTAGAGTTGATAGATGATGTTAGCGAATAAAGAAAAAATTAGTTTGCAAGAACTAGTTGGAAAAGGATATGCAACACTTTGGAACTTTAAAGGCGATGAAGCTATAATAATGGGTTCAAAAGGTAGTAAGAAATCAAAAACGATAGCTTTAAGGTGGATGAAACTATTAAAACAGTATCCAAGAGCTTGTTTACTAGCAATGAGAGATACTGCATTAACAATAAAAGATAGTGTATATGCAGATTTAGTTTGGGCATCCAAAAAGCTAAAAGTTTATGACGAATGGAAATTTACAACAAATCCACTATTAGCAGTAAATAAATACACAGGACAAAAAATATTTTTCAGAGGGTTAGATGACTGGGAGAAGTTAGCTTCAATAACAATAGATGATCCCGATCTAGTTTTGTGTTGGCGGTTGGTTTGAAGAGGCCTTTGAAATAGATAAAAAAGATACTTACGATAAAGTAAAAATGTCTATAAGAGGTAAAATGCCGGCAGGATATTTTAATCAAACTGTTGCAAGTTTTAATCCTTGGAATGAACAACATTTCATTGTAAAAGAACTAACAAGCAAACTAACACCAAATGAACAAACACTAATAGAAAAAGGAAAACAAGAATTAATAGTTGAAGATGAACAAGAATTTGAATATCAAGGTAAAATGGTAAAAGAAAAAGTAAGCCAACTATTAATGATAACAAATTATAAGATAAATGAGTTTTTAGATATTAAAGATTATGCAAGATATGAAAAAAAGAAGAAAGAAGACTATGAAGATTATAAAACATCTGGATTAGGAATGCCGGGGGTAAGCAAAGGTTTAATATTTAGAAACTGGCATATAGAAGATACAGAGAAATATAAAAATACATTTGAGTTAATTAGAAGAGGTTTGGACTTTGGATATAGTTCAGACCCTTCTGCTTTTTTACAGTTCAATGTAGATTTAAAAGCAAAAAGAATTGTAGTTTTTGATGAATTTGGAGCTACAGAATTAACAAATGAAATGTTAGCAAATGAATTAAAAAGAAGAATAGAACCATACGCATTGATAAAAGCTGATGCAGCAGAACCTAAAAGTATAGCAGAATTAAACAATTTAGGGATAAATGCAATCCCAGCACAAAAAGGACCAGATAGTATATTGCATGGAATTAAATGGTTAAAAGGATTTGAAATAATAGTCGACCCTAAATGTAAAGGTTTGATAAATGAATTAGGGCTATACAAATGGAAAACAGACAAGCAAGACAATCCATTAAATATACCAGAAGATAAAAACAATCATTATATAGACGCACTCCGTTATGGCAGTGATGATTTATATTTAAGAAATTAGGAGGCAATTAATGGCAATAGAAAGTAGGATAATAAAAGAATTAATAACTCAATTTAATATGTCGGATATAAAGAAAAAGATGCTTGAAGGCGAAAGATATTTTAGAGATAAAAACGATATTTTAAAGAAAGATTTAAATAGTTATACAGTGTTTGACCAAAAGACTGGAAATACCAAGAAAATAAAAAATGAAAACAAGTCAAATGAACACATACCTCATGGCTTTTATTGGAAACAAGTAAATCAAAAGAAAGCATATGTATGTGGAAAGCCGATAACTATAACATATAATAGTCCAACTGATATAAAAAAAGGTGATACAGTAAAAAAGGCTGAAAACAAGCTTACTAATATGGTGTGGAATATTTTAGGTGCCGATTTTGAAAAACTTCTAAAAAACAGATTGAAAGAAGCAAGCAATAAGGGAAGAGCATGGTTGCATCCTAATTATAGAAATGGAAAATTAGTATTTGAAAAGTATCCATCAGAAGAATGTATACCAATTTATGATAATGAAACTCAAACGTATTTAACAGGTTTTTTACACTTTTATACTATACAGGATTTAACTGGAGAAAAAGCAGAAGATAGAATTTATGTTGAATATTGGGATGAAAATGAAGTAAGGTATTTTATTGAAACTAAAGTCGGTGATACGACAGTATATTTAGAAGATGTGACTAGAGAAAGACCAGAATGCCATTGGTATAGAGAAATATACGATAGTGCATTAAACAACTTGAAAAAGATAGAAAGACATAGTTGGGGGAAAGTACCATTTATAGAAATAGAAAACAATGAAGAAAAAATGACGGATTTGGAGCCAATAAAACCGTTGATAGATGCCTATGATTTAATAAATAGTAATTTTGTAAATACAGTAGAAGATTTAAAAGAAATTATATGGCTTATTAATGGATATGGAGCAGAGGATTTACTTGCACTAATAGAGAACTTAAAAGTTAATGGAGTAGCAAGAACAAATGATACGGCAGGAAAAATAGATGCTAAATTATTGCCAATACCATATGAGGCGAGACAAGCATTATTAAAAGGATTAAAAGAGCTCATATATGAATTTGGCAGAGCTGTAGATACAACTAATAAAGATTTAATAGGACAAGCTCCTAGTGGTGTTTCATTAGAATTTTTGTATACAGATTTAGATATGAAAGCAGACGATAGTATAGGAGGACTTACGAGTGCCATATATGAGGTTTTGTGGTATGTATTACAAGATTTAAAAATGCAAGGTAAAATACCACAAGGAATAAATGAATTTGATTTTAAAATTGAATTTAATAAATCAAGAATATTTAATGAAAATGAAAAGATAAATACATTAAATAACGATAATATATTGAGTACTAGATCAAAACTTGAAAAGCATCCTCTATGCGATGATGTGGAAATAGAATTGCAAAGAATAAAAGAAGAGCAAAAAGAAAAAATGAAAATGCAACAGGAGATATTTAATACTGCTGGTGGATTTGAAGATAATCACAATGACGCAAATCAAGAATAGAGGTGTTGCAAATGGCTAGGACACCACAAGGTTACTGGGAAAAGAGACAAACAGAACTCATGAAAAGATTAGAAAAACAATCTGAAGGAACAATTCAAAGACTAATAACAGCATATAATAAATCAAAAGACAATATCCAAAAAGAAATTCAAAAAATATTTGGAAAGTATGCTGTTGATGGGAAGCTTACATTTAAGGAAACAAAAGAATTATTAAATACAAGAGAAACAAAAGAGTTCTATAATAATTTATTAGAACAAATAAATTCAATAGATGATATAGATGTTAAACGAAAATTATTAGCCAAATACAATGCGCCAGCATATGCATATAGAATAAGCAGATACCAAGCTCTTCAAGAAAATATAGACATAGAGCTAAAGAAACTAGTACAAGAAGAATGTGTTATATCTAAAAAACACTATGTTGATATTATTAATGAAGGATATTACAGAAGTATTTTTAATGCGCAAAAGGGTATAGGAATAGGATTTAACTTCTCACAATTAGATAATAGAACAATCAATTTAATATTAAATGAAAACTGGTATAAAACTGAAAATTTTTCACAAAGAATATGGAAAAATAACAATAAATTGGCTAATTATTTAAAGTCAAATTTCCTTGCAGATAATATTGCTGGAAAGTCAATACAAAGAATGGCTAGCGCATTAGACGATGCTATGAATATTGGAAAATATAATGCTGTTAGATTATTAAGAACAGAAACTAATCATTTCGCAAATGAAGCCGAAATGCTATCTTATGAGGAATTAAACATAGAAAAATATAGATTTATTGCAACATTAGATAATGTTACATGTAAACATTGTGCAGAATTAGACAATAAAGTATTCTATTTAAAAGATAAACAACCACGGTAAGAACTATCCTCCAATACATCCAAATGATAGATGTACAACGGTAGCAGAATTTGATGATGACGTAACAGAAAACTTACAAAGAAGGGCCAGAGATGAAAATGGTAAATCTATTATAATTCCACAAGATATGAACTATGAAGAATGGGCGAAAAAATATGCTCCAGAACAATATGAAAAGTATTATATTACCAATAAACTGCCTAAAATAAAATCAGCGGAAGATAGCGTTTTAGAAAAGCAATTAGGGTTTTACGACGAAAACAATATTTTGCAATTTATTCCCGAAAATGTTATAATTAATAATGTACATATTATTGCTGGAAGGGAAACTAGTACAATATTTAGAAGTGCCCATAAGTATGCTGAAAAGTATGGAGGAAATCCAAAAGATTGGATGAAAAAAGTTGGAAAAGTTGAAAGTGCCAAATATATCTTTGATATCCATTTTGTAGAGCATGAAGGATATGGTAGACATGATTATAAATTGAAAGGAAAAAAACTAAAATGAAAGTAAAGTACGTTGGTAAAAGTTTCGGTGTTGAAGGATTAACTGATGGAAAAGAATATGAAGTAATTGCTGTTGAAGAGAATATGTTGAGAGTTATAGATGATAGTGGAGAAGATTATCTCTATTCTGCAACAAGACCATCTTCATTAGATGACGGTTCTGAGTGTGGAAAATGGGAGATTATAGAAGATGATAAGGATAACTCTTTATCGAAACTAATTAATTAAATTATTACTGTAAAGATATGAAATTTATAGAGCTAGTAATAGCTCTTATTTTTATGCCCTAGATATGGCTTTAAACTGTCTATTTTTGTTACTCATTTGCTTGTGAGAATAAATAAAAGCAACTTTTCGTACTGGTAGCACCAGAATAAAAAAGCTAGAAAGGTAGGACCAATTATGGAATGGTTAAAAGAATTATTAAAAAATGCAGGAGTGGATAATGTAGATGAATTAGAAGAAAAAATATCTAAGGAATTACCAAAATATTTTAAACCTGCAAAAGAATTTAATGAAATTAATGAGGAATTAAAAGTAGTTAAAGGAGAAAAAAAGACCTTAGAGGATGATAAAAAGAAAGTTGAAGATGAATACAACAACTTTAAAAAAGGGTCGATTAGTCAAGCTGATTATGAAGCAAAGAAAAAAGAAATTGAAGATAATTCAAAAGCGGAAATAGAGAAAGTAAGACTAGAAAGTAAAATTGATTTAGCAATTAGTAATGCTAAAGCGAGAAATGTTAAATCAGTAAAAGCAAATCTTGATTTAAACAAAGTAAAATTAGATGGAGATAAACTTTTAGGATTTGATGACCAAATAGAAGCATTAAAAACAAGTGATGCATATCTATTTGAGATTGATAAAAGCAAAAATAAAGGATTAGAAGATGATAATCCAAAAAAGAGAAAAGAAGATGGCGGAAATTATGACGATGATGATTTAGACAATTTATCAGATGAAGAATTTTTTGCACTTCAAGAAAAAAATAATAAGTAAGAAAGAGGGAATTAATTATGCCAAACAAATTATTAACATGTCAAAGAATAGCAAGGGAAGCGTTACCAATGCTGGTAAATAATTTAGTTGTACCAGAGTTATTTTATACTGATTATAGTAAAGATTTTGTAAAAGAAGGAGATACAATCCAAGTTGAAAAACCAGCTCAATTTGAGGCAAAAGACTTCAAAGATGAAGTAACAATTCAAGAAATCAATCAAAAAAGCGTTCCAGTTGTAATGGATCATATTGCAGATGTATCTGTAGAAATTACATCCAAAGAATTAACTCTAGATAGAGTAGCATTCAATGAAAAAATATTAACACCTATGATGGAAGCTATCGCAGAAAAGATAAATAAAGAAGGACTTGAAATGTATAAAAATGTTTATAAAACATTAGGAACAGCAGGAACAACACCTTCAACAATAGAAGTAATGGCAAATGCTAGAGGACTATTAAATAAAGCTAAAGCTCCAATGGGAAATAGATATGCAGTATGGGATCCAGATGCAGATGTAAAATTCTCTACAATAGATGCAATTTTACATGCTGAAAAATCTGGAAGTACTCAAGCATTAAGAGAAGGTTCTATTGGTAGAGTTCAAGGACTAGAAAACTTTATGTCTCAACAAGTTGCAGTTCATGAAGCAGGAACATTTACAAAGGTCGCAAATCCAAAAGCAAATGCAAAGGCAAACAAAGGTAGTGACACAATAGTTCTTAAAGGAGGAGCTACTTCTGAAACATTAGTTAAAGGAGATTTATTAACAGTAGATGGACAACAATATGTTGTTACAGAAGATGCAACTGCAGATACAGGAGTAATAACTGTAAAAGTATATCCATCAGTTGTAAAAGAAATTGCAGCAGATACAGAGGTAACATTTATAGATAAAACTTCTGGTGGACATGTTGCTAACTTAGTATTCAATAAATTAGCTTTTGCTTTCGTATCAAGAGCATTAGCATTACCAGTAGATGGTAGAGATTCTTATGTGATTTCTTATAAAGGATTAAATCTAAGAGTTGTATATGGATACGATATGAAAACAAAGAAAAATATGCTATCTATTGATACTATTTATGGATTTGCACCATTATATCCATCATTAGCAGCAGTAGTATTAGGATAGTAAAAGGCAGAGAAATCTGCCTTAGTTTATTTATTAGGAGGAATGAAAAATGAAATGCCCAATATGTGGAAAAGAGTTTTCAGAACCAGTATTGCCTTTACATATTGCAAGATGCGAAAAAGGTAAAAAAATAGAAGAAAACAAACCTAAAAAAATTGAGCAAATGAATAAAGAAGAACTATTAGCTAAAGCAAAAGAATTAGAAATAGTAATTGAAAAAGCAGAAGAAATAACAAAGGCTCAAATAATAGAAATGATTAAAGAAAAAGAAACACCACAAGAGTAGGTGATTTTATGAAACTATTAGATGTAGTAAAAGAAAGGCTTGATATTAAAGACGAAAATCAAGATAAAAAAATACAAGGTTATATTGATGATATTACTAACAAAATAAAATCTATTTGCAATAGGATAGATTTACCGCAAGAATTAGAATATTTGGTTATTAGATATACTATGAATTGTGTTGTGTTCTATAAAAATGGATATGGAGAAGGAAAACAAGTAGTTACATCGGTATCAGACAACGGACAGACAGTGGGATTTAAAGATGTAGGAGCTGTTACAGCTGACGATGTAAATATGGATAAGTACATAGAAAAAAATAAAGATGAAATATCTATGTATGCATATATGAGGTGGTAATAATGCAAATACCTGAAATATTTAAGAAAGCTATTGCTGATACATTTTACGATAAAGATATAGAAATATGGTCAAATACAACAACTGTAGACGAAGAAGGTGCTGTGATTGAAAGCGGAAAACTACAGAAACTAGATAGTTTTAAAGGTAATTTTCAATTTTCTACAAGAGAATACATACAACAAGAGTATGGCAAAGAAATAGAAGCTAATGCAATAGTTACATGTAACGAAACAAAAGCTGAAATAGGCAATATTCTTGTATATGACAATAAAGAATATATCATAAAAAGTTTAGTGCCTTCTGATAGCCATATAACTTTTTTGGTGGGTAATAACAATGGCTAGTATAGAAGGACTAGATGAATTACTTGCAAATCTATCTGGACTAGGTGGGAATATAAAAGAAAGCTGTAGAAAAGGTCTTGAAAGAGGCGCAAAAAAAATACAAAAAAATGCTAAATATTCAGCGCCAGTTGATACTGGAAACCTTCGTAATTCAATAAAGACAAAGTCTGAAATAACACAAGAAGGTGCAGAAGCAGAAGTATTTACTAATTGCGAATATGCACCATATGTTGAATTTGGAACAGGGCAAAGAGGCTCTGCAAGTAATATAGAGAGACCAGAACGGAATATCTTATAAGGCAGACTGGAAAGGTCAAACAGCACAACCATATTTAACTCCTTCATATCTTCATGCAAAGAATACAGGAGAAGTAGAACAAGAAGTAATTAAATCTATACAACAAGAAATAAGAAAGTTGGGTGGCAAATAATGAAAAATTTGAAACCACAAATATTAAAAAAATTAAAGGAAATCTCAGACGTTGAGGTTTCTTATTTTTATCCACAAAGGTGGAATGATTTAGAAAAAAAGCCTGCTATTTCTTATTACGAAATGGATAACTCAATATCTAGTAAAGCAGACGATGAAGAATATAGCAGTAATATTGCTATTCAAATAGATATATGGGCTAAAAGTCCAAGTAAATGTTCTAAATTAGCCATTGATGTAAATAACAAGATGGTAGAATTAGACTTTGAAAGAACTTTGGCTATGGATCTATTTGAACAAGAAACAAATATCTATCACAAAACAATGCGTTTTGAGAAAGAAGAAATTTTATAGAAGGAGGGCGTAGATTATGCCAAAAAAATATTTAAAAGGTTTTAGCCAATTTGCAATATTCCCATTAACAGAGAATACTCTTGAAAAATATATAGTTGGGGAGAAGGTAAGTATTCCATATGCAGAAAAATTAAGTAAAGACTTAGATGCAGATGAGGATAAAATGTATGCTGATGATGAAGTATATGACATTGACAGAACTGTTAATGGAGAGAGCTTTACATTAACATTAAAAGAACTTCCAAATGAATTAAGAGCTAAGCTTGAAGGTGGAAAGTATGATGCAGAGTCTAAAGAATATGACTTTTCTACAACAGACAATGTACCAGAGTTTGCTTGCACATATAAGGGATTGTTAGCAGATGGAACATATCGTATGTTTAGACAATACAGAGCAAAAGTATCTAAAATAAAAGTTGATTTAGAAACACTTGGAAATGGAAATAAAAGTTCTGTTGAAATTGAAGGAACATTTATGGCTAGAAAGTGTGATAACAAACTATTTAGTATAAAGGATACAACAACAAATTCTGACTTAACATGGTTAGATACAATACCAACAACACCAGGAGAGTAGAAATACTCTCCTAAAAAATTATATATGAGGAGAAAATTATGACAAAAAGTAATGAAAATAAAAGTTTACCTAAAATAAAAACTGTACATGGTGTAGAGATTGAGAAGAAGCCTTGTGGCAAGTATTTTGAAGCTCTACAGACTTTAAAGAATTTGCCAGAAGATTTTATAAAAGAACTTTCTGACAATGGACAAGATTTTAAATTATCAGAAATGTTTACAGTAGAGAATATAATGAATTTGTTGATTTACTAAAATGTTATATAAACTCTAAAGAAAGCAAAACATCTATAGTACATTTAATATATCAAGCTCAAGAAACAATTCTCCTTGACGAATTTAAAAACATTATAAGTATTGATGATAGCTCTTTAAATAGTAAATATTTATCTGATATAACATTTTCTTCTAATGATTATGCTTTAAATACTTTGCTTACTTTATTGCCTGAAAAAATTTATATACAT